CGCGAAATGAAAAGTTTTTTTCTGGGAGGTTCCGATGGCAGGACGACGCCCGAAACCGACCAACCTCAAACTGGTGACCGGTAATCCGGGGAAACGAAAACTCAATGATAAAGAACCGCAACCGGCGAGGGAAATTCCCAGCCCGCCGTCACATCTGACGGACTGGGGCAAAACAGCCTGGGGGCGGTTAACTGTTTTATTAGACGGGATGGGTGTTCTCACAATTGCTGATGTCTTCGCGCTCGAGCGCCTGTGCGACATCTACGCCGATATTCTGCAGCTCAGAAATACAATCACTGACGAGGGCAGGACATACACGGTCCAGACAGAGGGTGGTTTCTTGATTAAACCAAACCCCGCCGTCGCTATGCTGGCCGACGCGGATCGCCGATTTAAAAGTTACCTGGTTGAATTCGGTCTGACGCCTGCGGCCAGAACAAAGGTAAAAGTAGATGGTGGAGAAAAAGAAAAGGACCCGCTCGCCGAGTTCTTCGGCACCTGATCCAGCCACGCAATACGCCCTGGATGTCACCTCCGGAAAAGAGCTGGCAGGTCCGGATATTCGTAACGCATGTAAGCGACATTTACGCGATCTGGAGCATGGACCGGCGAGGGGGCTGGTATGGGATGCTGGATCAGCCCAGCGAGCCATTGATTTTTTTGCGAAAGTTTTAAAGCTTAATGGCGGCGAACACGAAGGGAAGCCCTTCATACTTTTACCCTGGCAGTGCTTTATTGTTGGCTCGATCTTCGGCTGGAAAAACGAAGAGGGCAATCGCCGCTTTCGGATGGTTTATGTTGAGTCAGGGAAAGGTTCTGGCAAATCACCCTTAGCCGGCGGGGTTGGGTTGTACAGCCTGGTTGCGGATAAAGAACCCCGCGCTGAGGTTTACGCCGCCGCCACCAAAAAAGACCAGGCGATGATCCTGTTTCGGGATGCCGTTGCAATGGTTGACCAGTCTCCAGCATTGTTGCAGCGCATTCAGAAATCGGGAGGCGCGGGTAACGTCTGGAACCTGGCTTTTGTGCAGACCGGTTCATTTTTCCGACCCATCAGTTCGGATGATGGACAATCCGGTCCACGGCCACACTGCGCCCTGATCGATGAGGTGCACGAACACAAAAATAATCGGGTCGTTGAAATGATGCGGGCCGGTACCAAAGGCCGACGCCAGGCGTTGATTTTCATGATCACTAACAGTGGTCACGATAAAACCAGCGTCTGCTATGACTACCACGAATACGGTTGCAAAGTTTCTGAGGGGTCAATAGAAGACGACAGTTTCTTTTCTTTTATTTGCTCGCTCGATGAAGGCGACGACCCGTTTAAGGACGAGTCCTGCTGGAAAAAAGCAAACCCGTCGCTGGGACATACGTTCACCGATCGTTATCTGCGGGAGCAGGTGACGCAGGCTCGCGGCATGCCAGCCAAGGAAAGCATTGTTCGCCGTCTCAATTTTTGCCAGTGGGTGGATGCTGATAACCCCTGGATGAGCAGCGATGTCTGGATGGGGTGCGAGTCAGATTTCGACCCGGACGAGCTGCAGGGCGAAGAGTGTTTCGGAGGGCTTGATCTTTCGGGTACTCGCGACCTTACCGCCCTGGCGCTCTTTTTCCCGAAATATAAAAAGCTGCTGGTGGAATTCTGGACGCCAAAAGAGACGCTGGCAGAACGAGCCAAAACAGACCGTGTGCCATACGATGCGTGGGAGCGAAATGGGCATATTCATACAACCCCCGGCAAGGCCGTGAAGTATGGGTTTGTGGCTAAACGAATAGCCGACCTCGCACAGAGGTTTGATATCCAAGTAATAGCATTTGACCAGTATCGGATTAAATATTTGGAGCCGGAACTGGAAGAAGCTGGCGTAACCGTCCCGCTCACTCCCCACGGACAGGGTTTTTACAAAGCAAAAGATTCCGGTCTGTGGATGCCGCACTCAATCGAACTTTTTGAGCAGCGGCTGGACGATCAGGATATTTCAATCCTTAAAAACCCCTGCTTACGGTGGAACGCCGCGTCGGCAGTAACCGAGGCTGACCAAAAGGAAAACCGTATCTTTGCCAAAAAGAAAAGCACCGGTCGCATCGACGGTGTGGTGGCGTCAGCAATGGCAATTGGTGCCGCCGAAGGTTATGAGGCTGACGATGGTGATGTTGAGGGCTTTTTTGATGATCCGATCATAGTGGGTGTCTGATGGCAAAAAATAAAAAACCGGGCGCGGTAAAAAGCGCCCTTTTAAACTGGCTCGGTGTTCCGATCAGTCTGACGACCGGTGAATTCTGGCAGGAATGGACAGGAACCAGTAGCAGCGGGAAAGTGGTCACGGCAGATAAAGCAATGCGGCTCTCCGCTGTGTGGGCTTGTATTCGTCTGTTGAGTGAATCAGTTTCAACACTCCCGCTAAAGGTGTACGAACGCCAGCCTGATGGCTCTCGTAAACCGGCCAAAAATAACCCCGTCAGTCAGGTGCTTTGTCGCAGGCCGAATTCAGAAATGACGCCGTCGCGGTTCATGTTGATGGTTGTGGCCAGTATCTGTCTGCGCGGAAATGCGTTTATAGAGAAGGGTTTCATCGGCAGCAAATTAGTCTCACTGGTCCCGCTAATGCCACAAAACATGGTCGTGAAACGTCTCGACAATGGATTGTTGCAGTACACCTACACCGAAAACGGAACACAGCGAATTATCCCGCTTGATCGCATGATGCATGTTCGCGGCTTTGGACTGGATGGCGTGTGCGGCATGATGCCGACTGCGGTGGGTGTTGATGTGTTTGGCGCTGCAATGTCAGTAGATGAGTCAGCCGCAAAAATATTTGAGAACGGACTGCAGAGCACCGGATTTCTTTCGTCTGAGAATGCTTTAACGCAAGAGCAGCGATCACGGTTACGTAAAAATTTACAGGCATTCATTGGTTCTAAAAATGCCGGTAAATTAATGGTGCTGGAAAATAAACTCACGTACCAGAATGTCACAATGAATCCCGAAGCAGCACAGTTGCTGGAAAGTCGCTCATTCAGTATTGAGGAAATTTGCCGCTGGTTTCGTGTCCCACCGTTTATGGTCGGGCATACCACAAAGCAAAGTAGCTGGGCGTCGAGCCTGGAAGGTATGAATATGCTTTTCCTGACGCACACCCTGCGCCCGCTGTTGATAAACATCGAGCAGGAGATTGCCCGCTGCCTGCTTGGTAATGATGAAGATCTTTTCGCAGAGTTTTCCGTAGAGGGTCTGCTGCGAGCAGATAGCGCCGGGCGCGCTGCGTATTACACCCAGGCGCTGCAAAATGGCTGGATGTCCCGTAATGATGTGCGCCGCCTTGAAAACCTTCAGCCGATTGAGGGGGGCGATATTTATACCGTCCAGCTAAACCTGGTTCCACTCGAAGACCTGAAAGCAGCTAACGCGGCTGCGCAGGCTGCGGCAACTAAGCAGCTCCATAATTACATTTTCCCCGACATCCCTTACGAACAATCCCCGCTAAAACGGGCTGCGTAGGAACAATTCCATTATGACAAAAAAACAACTTCCGGCAGCTCCGGCGGGTCGCCCCTGCGCGGGCGTCACCTGTGAGTCCTCGCCCTCTGCGCTGGAGCGCTGGAACGGCGGTATTAAAGCAGCAGCCGCTGACGATAACAGTATCTCCATTTTTGACGTTATCGGTCAGGACTATTGGGGGGAGGGCGTCACAGCAAAACGTATTGCCGGTGCGCTGCGCTCGATGAATGGCGCGGACGTCACAGTGAACATAAATTCCCCTGGGGGAGATATGTTTGAGGGACTGGCTATTTATAACCTGCTACGGGAATACTCCGGCAAAGTCACAGTAAAAATTTTGGGTATTGCCGCCAGTGCAGCGTCAGTCATCGCAATGGCCGGTGACGAAATTCAGATCGGGCTGGGCGCGTTTTTAATGATCCATAACTGCTGGGTCATCGCGATGGGTAACCGCAATGATTTTCGTGACCTCGCCGACTACCTGGAGCCATTCGACGGTGCGATGGCGGATATTTATGCCGCCCGCTCGGGGCTGGAATCGGAAGCAGTCCGCTCGTTAATGGATGCTGAAAGCTACATCGGCGGGAAAGATGCAATAGAAAAGGGGCTGGCCGACAGCCTGCTTTCATCCGATGCCATTTCAAAAGACGATGACTCTCACGCTTCTGCATTAAGAAAGCTTGACGCGCTACTGGCGAAAACCAACACACCACGCTCTGAACGGAAAAAACTCATTAAAGCCTTAACGGGTGGTAAGCCTGGCGCTACCACCGATCACGATGGCACGCCCGGCGCTGCCGAAATAGACCAAAAAACCATTACCCGACTGGAAGCCGCATTGAACGGCCTGACAGCGGCTTGTCAGTAAACAGGAGAAATTATGTCTGAAGTTAATGAAATTCTGAAAAAAGTCACTGCGAGCATTGAAGAAGCAACCGGGAAATTTAATGCCAAGGCGGAGGATGCACTGGCAGAAGCGAAAAAATCCGGGCAACTGTCAGCGGAAACCAAAGACGCTGTAGACAAAATGGCTTATGAATTTAATGCGCTTCGCGAAGCAGAGAAGACCTTAAAAGCAGCGATGGGTGAACTGGAGCAACACGTTGCACAGATGCCCCTGGCGAATGCAAAAACTGTTATTGAAACCGTGGGTAAGCAGGTAATCAGCAGCGAAGCCCTGAAAACCTTTGCTGCCAGTATTGAGGGCGGCAAGCGTATCAGCGTACCCGTTAACGCCACACTGCTCTCTGTAGATGTGCCGGGGCAAATTGTCGCACCTGACCGTTTGCCGGGCATTGACACCGCGCCCAAGCAACGCCTGTTTATCCGTGATCTGATTGCGCCGGGTACAACTGCCTCCAATACCATTTATTGGGTGCAGCAGACCGGATTTACCAACAACGCGGCGGCAGTGGCGGAAAACACCCAGAAACCGTACAGCGATATTCAGTTCGCTGAGAAAATCACCCCGGTTCGTACCATCGCCCACCTGTTTAAAGCCTCAAAACAGATCATGGATGATATGGCCCAGCTTCAGTCGCAGGTAGATTCTGAAATGCGCTACGGCCTGAAATATGCCGAAGAGCAGGAAATTTTATTTGGTGACGGCACCGGCGCACATCTGGACGGTATTGTCCCGCAGGCATCAGCGTATGCCCCGGCATTTACTGTTGCTATGCAGACGGGGATTGATGATCTGCGCCTGGCAATGCTGCAGGTACAACTGGCGCGATACCCGGCATCCGGCTTCGTCCTGCACTTCATTGACTGGACTAAAATCGAACTCGCCAAAGACTCTTTGGGTCGCTATATCCTCGGCAATCCAGCGGCGCTTACCAGCCCGACGTTGTGGGGGCTGCCGATAGTGGCAACTGAAACCGCCGCGTTTAAAGGCAAGTTCCTGACTGGCGCATTTAACGCTGGGGCACAAATCTTCGATCGTGAGGATGCGAACGTCGTTATCTCGACTGAGAACGCCGACGACTTCGAGAAGAACATGATCACGATTCGCTGTGAAGAGCGTCTTGCGCTGGCCGTAAAACGTCCAGAGGCGTTTGTATACGGGTCACTAAGCACCACTACACCGTAATGCTTGCGGCCTCCGGGCCGCTTTTTTTCCAGTGAATAACGGAGATGTAATCATGAAATTAACAGCACTCAAGCCCATCTACCTCAAGGGGTTGGTGGTGGTCGAAGGCGAAACGTTCATGACGTTAGAGCAACATGGACGCGAGCTCATCAAAAAAGGCTATGCGCTGGCATCAGATGAT